AGTGACCCCCATTCTCATGTGGGGGACGTAAATTCCTTTCTAAGTGACCCCAGTAGAATTGCAACATGTATTATACTTGGTTATAATGGAAATCTCTACAAGCTGTTTAATTCCCAACATTGGGGAAGGCACCTTGGTATAAAACAAATTGAGCTAAGGAAACACGGTTTTAAAGACTACCTCTACCGAAATGAACTACTCGATAAGCAAAGCATTGCTATAGAAATTGATTGTTGGGGTGGCCTAATACTTGGGGATAACTCTACTAAGAAATTTGGTAACAGGCTGGTAAAAACACTACCTGGTAAATTTTACAATGCCTATGGTAATGTAATAGATGTAAGTAAAAACCCAGTAGAAGAATGTAAATGGCGTGGCTATGATTTCTTCCAAAAATACTCAGACGCCCAGATAGATACCTTAGCTTGGATTTTACCTCATCTGATGGAAGCTAATGAGATACCCAACTATGGCTTAAAAGATGGAAATTTTGATGTTAGGTTAGATGCTCTAAAAGGCGAGCCAGGTATATTCTCTCATTCAAACTATCGGCCAGACAAATCAGATTTATACCCTGATAGCCGTATAGTAAAAATGCTAAATTCCCTATAAAATATTATGGCCTCTAAGAAAGTAAACATAACAATGCCAGAATTACCCCAAATAGAGTTACATCTATATGGTAACTGGCAAAAGGTGACCAACCTAATAAGTGGTATGGGCCCAAGCATTCAAAGAGGCTATGATAGAGGCGTAAGAAGATGCTCAAGGGCCATCTTAATAATAGTTAGAAGAGCGGTAAATACTGGGCTACCACCCAAAGGTACTTATTGGCAACCCTTATCACAAGCTACTATTAGGACCCATGGTAAACACGGTATCTATAGACTTAAGGGCTTATATGCAAGGTCTATAGGTATGTTTCAATATAAAGGACGTACCTTAGTAGGCATACAAGCAAATATAAAAGTACCAGACACTAACATTACACTTAATCAATTGGCAATAATACTAGAACATGGTAGTAAAGTTAACCCTGATGGTGGCGGTAATGGAATCCCAAAAAGGCCACTTTGGTCGGCTTCATTCAAAGCTTATGGGGGCATTGATAAGCTTAAGAAGGAAATACTAAGGGATATAAGAAGGAGCTTAATAAAAGAACATGGTCTAAACTCTAGTCAGATAAGATAAGTCATGGTAGAATCACAAGAAATAATTGAAAGGTCTGTATATGTTGCGATACTGGACACTTTATTAAAAAGGGGACTAACATTAAATCCTAATGATTACTACCCCCTAACACCTGCTAAAGCCGAACAATACAAAATAGATAGGCAAGCAATAGAAACAGAACATGGTACCTATATTGAACTGTATGGAAACAGTAACTCTCTATCCAAAGGTGAGAAGAAAGTACCAAGGATAGTAATAGTACCACAGGGCTTCTACCCCGGTGATATTGGTTTTGAAAAAACCATCATTACTGAAGATGAAGATGGAGGCTTCCTGGTAAGTGAATCACCATTTGAAGCAATTGACCAATTCATAGATATCAGGCTGGTAGCAAACAAAACAGAAGATTCAAGGTTACTACATAATGTATTAAATACATCTATACCTCAAAGGGGTTACATTAAGCCATATAACCTTGATAATAAACCCTTTGATGGCAATATCTTCATAATGCTATCCAACTATATGTCTGGTGATGATTACGGCCAGGGCCAAATAGAAAAGGTGTATCAATTCACTGTAAAAGATACCATATTAGAAGCTATGCCAGTAGTGGATAATGTAGTACCAATGGTGGACATATCTTATACTATATCAACTGGAATTAGCCCAGAGTCAGAATTAAAAATAAACAACATTTAAAATAAATCAAAAATGACCAACTCACCATTAGTAAAGTTCAATTTAGAGAACAATAATGTAGAGGTAAGTACACCCCAGACTGGTATATCCCATGTTATGGCTAAACTTACCAAGGGTCCCATAAATGACCCAAGCACTGTGGTAAACAACCTTACCCAATTCTACAGTTTGTTCGGTAAGGAGATAGTACCAGATGGCTCTATATCAAATATAGAAGCCGCTTTAAAACAAGGTTCTCGATTACGTATTGCAAGATTGGGTGGTACAGACCCAAAATATGGCAATGCTATTGTTGGTGTACCATCAGTAGAGGTAGGCTCTGAAGGAATGCTAGTACCTTCAGAAGTTACACCAGGCCATAACTCTATACCATTGGTAATAAGAACTGCGAAAGGCTACTTGTTCTTCAATATTAAGAGTAAGGGTATGGGTGACAACCTACCATCAAATCCAACTCTACCTGATTCACCAAACTTCGGCATAAAGATAAGCCAACAGATGTATGGTAGTAACACGGCCTACGATGAACTTGTAATATCGGCTTATTCTACTATGGATTCTACTGAATTCGATGATAGCCATAGGTTATACCAGGAATCTATTGCAACCTTTAGTAACCTCTATGGTTACTTTGATGCAATTAAATTCAAGAGCTGGATAGACCTGAACATTTATTTCAATGTAGAGTTCTTATATGCACGCCAAGGCGTTACATTTGAATCACCATTAGTGGAAGATATCACCTCAATGGATGATGCCATCCAAGTTCTTAATAACTCAGCCAACAATGTACCAAACCCAATTTACAAATCTGGCGGAGTAGCCTTGGCAAAGGGTGACTCTTATTATGTCATTGGTGATATTGGTACTGCTGGTGGTACTATTACACTCGACAGCTGGAAGGCTGCATACGACTCTCTTAAGGATTATGAAGATGCCTATCAGGTGGTAGCTTCACACGTACACCAACACTTAACCGTGGAAGATGCTACAGCCCTACATAAGTACATCAAAGAAGACCAGGATATTTCAGCCGAAGCTGTATATTATATTGAAGTACCAAAAATTGATGCCACAACTGGTGCTGTAATGGTAGATGAAGATATCATCAATTGGGTTGAAAGTATGATTGATGCCATTGGTAATTCCCAGTATGTAGCTTATTTTGCTGGTGGCTGGAAATACTATAATCAATCTGGCACATTAGTAAACTGTGATACCTTGGGTACAGTACTTGGCCTTGGTGATACCTCAGCTTCTAAATATGGGCCATGGCTGCATTTCTCTGGCCAGAACAGAGGTTTAGTATTATCAGCACGGGGTATAGTAGCACCAAACTATGGCTCACCTTCAAATTATGCCAAATTAAACGCTATAGCCAATGCTAGAGTGAATATGGCGGTAATAAGGGAAACACCAAGTTATGGTAAACAACCCATGCTTGTACATAATTTTACTTCAAGCTTGAGAACTGATTCATTCAGGTATCTTGGTGTAGTAAGGTTATGCCTGTATATCAAAAAGAGTTTCCGGCCAATTCTAAATAATTTCCTGGAAGAACCCAATACGTTCTCTACTTGGAAGAGAATGTATTACAAGGTAAACGATATAATTGAAGCTCTCGTAGCTGCCAATGCTATCACCGACCCAGTATATATGGGTGACCAGGATGCTACCTCTTACAAAGACTTGGTATATAATACTGAAGCTGATGTAAGGCAGGGGAAATACAAAGTAAAGTTTACATTCAAAGATGTAGTAGCATTGCAGGAAATTACATTCAACTTGGTAATTGACTCATCAAATGGCTCAGCATCAGTAGAAGTTCAGTAACATAAAAAATATAAATATATATGGCAACAGCTAAAGTAAAAAACCCAAGGAAGCAATTCCTATGGTCTATCAAATTCATAGAACGGCCTATAAATGCTTACCTTTTCCAAAAGGTAGAGGTACCAGAAATCACCGTAGAACAAGTATCACATGGTGATATTAACAGGGATGTAAAAACTGGTGGCCGAGTATCAGTGGGCAATATGACTGCTGAGAAATTGGAAACTACATCTGGTTCTGATACCTGGTTATGGGACTGGCTATCTTCCGTACAGGACCAAATCCTTGGTGGAGGTCTTACTCCAAATGAATACTGGGAAAAGGTATTAGTTGAAGAACTAGCAGAAGATGGGGTATCAGTAATCAACCAATGGATTCTAACTGAAGTTTGGCCAACTAAACTAAATGGCCAGACATTAGATAGGATGAGTTCTGATAACACCATCGAAAGTATTGAATTTTCGGTAGGTACCTGCGAAAAGATTTAATTTCAATAAACATTTTCAAAAAGAGGACGGGGGCATATAACTATGCTTCCGTCTTTTCGATTTATAACCACAAAACAACAAAAACAAAACATTATGTCACAGGAACAAGACAACACAATCCTTATGGGTAAAAAGTTAGAGTTTATAGCTCCATCTGGTAATTCATTTACCCTTAGAGAACAAAATGGCGCAGATGATGATATATTATCTAACCCAGGAGATGCTAAAACGATGATGAACATCTCAAATTTCATTTCATCAATTGTAGTAAAAACCAATGCTACCAAATCTGGTAAGCTTACACCAATGGATGCTCATAACCTACCAGTAAATGACAGGTATGCCATCTTGATAAATTCTCGTATCAATTCACTTGGTGAAATGCTCGAATTCCCCTATGATTGGGGAGAAGGGGGTAAGCTAACCTATGAGGTAGACCTAAGGGACTATCTAGCGGATTATTCTGAGCCAGACTTGGAAAAACTTAATGCTGAATTAGCATTAAAACCAGAAGCAGTACCAGTATACCCAAAACCGTTAGTCGATATTGACATCTATACCCAAAGTGGTAAACATTTGAAAATAGACTGTATGACTGGGGCTCATGAGGCTGAATATCTATCAATGCCTGTAAAAACTAAGAATACAGAATTCGTAGTAAGGAACTTAAGGATGAAAGTCGGGGAAGAGTTCCAGAAGGTAACCAGCTTCCACTTATTCACCACTAAGGACATGGTAGAACTTAGAAAGGCTGTAAAATTCTATGACCCAACATTTAATGGTACCACTGAAGTAGAAAACCCAACAACCAATGAAAAGGTTTGGGTAAATATTTTGGGTGTGCCCGATTTTTTCTATCCGGGGGAGATGTAGAATCGGATTTGGCTTACTTACACAGGGCTAGGGTAATGATAGATTACCTTACCCTGTATAAACTCCCCCTAAGTAAGAGAAAGAAGTTCATAGATGAAGCAAAAGAATATTATGAACTTATAAAAAAGAACCCAATCAACCCCCTATCATTATTATAATATATGTTTACAAGCGGTAGTCCCAACAGTGGTCAATTACAAATAGGTATAGCACTTGTACTCCAAGACAGGTTCTCTAACCAAGCAAGAGAAGCATCCTCACAAATAAGGAGACTTCACCAAGAAGCTAAGGTAGCTACTAATGCTAACCTTAATGCCGTAAAGAATATGGCAACAGCAGGAGCTGGTATAGGAGTAGCAGTTAGCTCTGGCTTATGGGGAGCAATGAAGCAAGGAGCTAACTTCATTGATATTATGACCCAGGTTGGGGCCATTGCTAAAAAAGATGGTGTAACCATTAACCAGTTATTCGAACAAGCCCAATCACTTGGTAAGAAAACAATGTTTGACTCCCAAGACATTGCTTCTGGTATGCAATACTTTGCTATGGCCGGTATGTCAACCAGGGAGATAAAGAATAACATTGCTGCTGCTGCTAACCTTGCTGGTGCTACAAAACATGAACTTGGTGGTAAAGGTGGTGCTGCTGACTTAATGACCAACATCATGAAGATGTTTAAGATTGATTCAAGTGAGGTTAATGCAGCCAGGGTAGCAGATGTACTTACTACTGCTGTAACAAGGTCTAACATGTCATTAACCGATTTGGCAGAGTCTATAAAATATGCAGGTACAACAACCACCAACCTGGGTGCCAGCTTAGAACAAACCGCTGCTTTTGCTGGAGTACTTGGTAACGCTGGTATTCAAGGTTCTATGGCTGGTACTGCTATGGCTAATGCATATAGGTACTTGGTAAGGTCTATAGGTTCTCCAAAATTTAAGGGGGGTAAAGCTTTAGCCAACCTTGGTTTGGGTAAAGAAGACTTCTTAGATGCTAATGGTAAACTTATAGATATAGGTTTGGCCATGGCTAAAATCAATAAAGCCTCACAAGGTTTGGATGATGTTAGTAGATTCAACCTATTAGTTGATATCTTAGGTGTACGTGGTGAACGTGGTGGTAGTGTAATGATTAAAGCTTTTGATGAATATGGTAAACTATTAGAAGAGATACAATCTGGCTCCCAAGGTAAAGCATCTAGTATCATGGAGCAGAGGATGTCAACCATTGCTGGGGCTATGGATGCCATGAGGTCTACTTTAGAAAATCTACAATCCACCTATACTTCAGTAGTTGCACCTTTAGTAACACCTATATTTAAAACCATATCCTTCTTGTTAGAAGGTATAAGGGCTGTACTAAATATACCCGTAGTAGGAACCTTAATAACGGGTTTAATAACTATAGGTACGGCATTATTCACTATAAAAATGGGTCTTATAGCATTGAAGGCCACATTAAGGCTAACCTTCAATGACTCACTAGTAACCATCCGGAACATGTTTGCTGTAATGCAAACGGGTTGGAAAGGTTCAACCATATCTGCAGCTCAATACCTAGCCACACATAATGCTATTATAGCCCAACAAAAAGCCGGGATAATGGCTAATGGGGCTAGGGCCTATGCTGCTGGGGCTTCTGCACATTGGGCATCTATGGGTGCTGCAGCTATGGCTAATAATCTGGGTCAGTGGGTAGGTAATGCAAGGCAATCAGCTAGTGGCTATTATTGGGTTAGGAATGCAAGTGGTGGTATAAAGAGAACTACTGCAGAAAAAGCAGCATCAATGGCTGGTAGAGGATTGAGGGCTGCCGCTGGTCCAGCAGCTGGGGCCGCAGCAATGGCAGCTGGGGCTTCAGCAAGAGGCCTATTTGGGGCTGGTATATTAAGAGGCCTTATGTCAGTAATGGGTAAAGGAGTTGGACTTTTGGGAGGCCCAGTAGGTATAGGCATAACTGCCATTGCCTTCTTATTACCATCAATAATCTCGGGCGTTTCTAGTCTAAGACAGGCAAATAGGGAAAATACTGATGCTCTATTATCTTCTATTGAACTAGAAAGGCAGAAGCTTGCCGAAGAAAGAAGGAAAAACAAGGGCTTAACCAATGAAGAACAAATGGTTTTAATGATTAAATCCCTGCAAGACCTTACTAATTCAATACGAACCAATAAACCGATGTATACTGTTGTAGTAAATATGGACGGTAAAGAAGTAATAAAGAAAGTAGTAAGGGAAACTATAGTACAGGAAACAGTAAACGTAGTAGGTAAATAATTATGGCAACATTAAAAAAGAACACCGAAGTAACATCAAATAATGAGTGGCGGGAAAGATTAATAGCTAAACAGAAGGCAATAGGTTACAACACTGTAAATAATGCTTACAATGACATAATCGAAACACCTCAAGTTAGCAACCTATTAACCAGCCACTTACTTACTAAAATAGGTAGAGCTAAATTAATTATCAACAGACGTACTTCAGATATGCAAAGGGCTATACCTGATAATAACGATGTTGGTAAAAATAAAACCCCAGAGTATACACAATATACTCACCAAGATGCCAACCCAGTTACTGATTCACGTAATAGGAGCACAAGCCCTAAATCAGAGCCTCACACTAACAATGTGGAAACAATAACCCTTAAGAAGAGTAAAGAAAATACAGCCACTAAGGAAACAGTAAAACACAGCTCACTAAAAAAGGAAACAGTATCAACTATAAAGAACAAGATAGTAATATTGAACAGCTCAGTATCACCCTATATAGCCATAACTATTCAGGGGATGCCCAATGAGCTTGAGATAAACCCAGAGCCCACTTGGGCAACTGTAAAATCAATGGGTAGAAATAACCCATTCTATATGTACACTGGTTCTGAAGACACTATATCATTTGATATAAGTTGGTTTGCAGTAGACAAGAACAGGGAAGATGTTATAAACAAATGCAAGCTATTAGAATCATGGTCTAAAGCTAATGGCTATAACACATCACCACCTAATCTTGATATACTATGGGGTAACTCCGATATATTCAGTGGTCAGAAGTTTATACTGTATTCTGCTAAATATGTACTTGGTAATTTCCAAAACTCTTATAGAGCTGGTTCCAGAGATAATGGTGAAGTGGTTGATTTAAAACTATACCCAAACTCTGCAGTACAGTCTCTAGTTTTCAAAAGAGTAACTTCTGGTAACCTAACACATGATGAGATAATATCACCTAATAAATTAGATGCTACTACTGGCATTGATAAAAAGAATCCACAATGAGTAATGTAAGCCCGTATTCACAATCCTACGCTATATCCTATGATGATGGTGATATAACATTAGAGAGAAAGGTATTCCCTTATCAACCCTCTAAGTCTGATAGAATACATACTGTAATGGATGGGGAAACTATATTTAGCATAGCTTCAAAGTACTATGGTGACTCAGGCTACTGGGGTTTGATTTGTGATGTAAACTTTATATATAACCCAGCCGATGAAGTAATACCCGGCTTAGAAATAATAATACCAAATGGCTGATACACCCCAAATGCTAGATAATGGTCAAGGTACACCCTATCTGGCTTTATTCGATGGTAACCAAAAACCAATCATAGACTTGAAGAACAACCTCCCAATCGGTATGTTGGTTTCAAATTTCATATATGAATATGATGAAGAAGAAGATGAAAAGGCTGAAATAGTAATAGAGACAGATAATGTGGATTTACTAGACCAGCCAGAATTTGGGGATAAGATGCCCCTGATATTACAATGGGGTTTTATACTACCAGATGGTAAGATTAAAGTTAGCCCCCTTAGAAAGGTAATCATAAGGGACACTGAATGGGAAGGTACTGAAAATGGCGTAAGGGTAACACTAAAATGTACTGATGTATATGCACTAGCTAAGACCAGGCCAGTGGATAGGACTTCTAATGATTTCGAAGAATGGGTTAAACATAACCTATTCGGCATAGAAACTAAATTCATTGACTACAAGGTGAAAGAGGTTATAAAGATAAATGATAACAAATATACATTAAAGAAAGATGGCTAAGAAATTAACCGAGCTACCATCAGACGTATTATCTAAGGTATTCTCTTCTCCCCAAACACCACCAGATACAGATAGAGATATGTATAAGCCAAAAGTTACCTTATTCAATGGCAAGGATAAACTTAAAGGTGAATACACTATCTTGGGCCAAGAACAAGTATCTTTAGATGTACCAGAGCTGGAGGTAAGTGGTATTAAGTTTATGACTGGTGCTGGTGGTAACCTGGCTTCTCAATTAAAATCATTAATATCAGATTTACCGGGTGGACCTTATCTTGCAAATGGTCGTGATGGCTCACTAACAATACATAACCGTAACTTCAACCAGGAGCCAATAGCTAAGTTCACCTACTTTGGAGGTAATGGAGAACTATTATCCTTTCATGCTAGGACTACACGTACTGAGAAGACATTAGATACAGCAAGTGAAAGTAACATAGACCCAGATACTAAAGAGCTAACCACTACTAATACCCAGGGAAGTTCACCACAAACTACCGAGGGTAATAGCCAAACCACTGATGGTAATGCTAACCCAAATGCACCAGAGTATGATACGGTATACGGTAAGTACTTCTTCAAACCCCCAAGCAATGGTACACTAGACCCATCCTTGCTTGGTAAAAAGAATGAACCCGGTAAGAAGAAAGTAATACATGCTAAGACACCCAAAGTAATTGAAGCAGAGAACAAAAATATAGCAAGGGATTACAAACCTTCAGAAGATGAAGTAACTAATTACCTTGAAAGGTGTAAGGCTAGGTATTCTGAACTAAAGGGGCGGGTACTTGAAAGTGGAGACCCCCAGGATATGTTAGAGTTCCTTGGTGTAAACAACTTACCAGATTTCACCATTAAACGCCGAGCATGGGTAACTAAATGGGTACAACCATATAAATTCAGCGACTATAACTCTTACCCTGAAGGTAGAACCAGGAGCCCCCGTTCTGGTGGTGCTAATCAAGATTTATATTGGCAATGGAATGAGGGATATAATTACCTGGCTTCAAACCCCAACATCAGAATCATACCTAAACACCAGGCAAAGAAATGGGATGGTAAAGGGCGTAAACCTGTATATGAATTATATGACCAAGTTCAAATAGCTGAGTATAAAGAGATAGATGTACCAATAGATGGCTCTAGGATATTGTCTCAAGTTAACCCAAACAAATTCAGTACCCAAAATGAAATCCGTAAGTCAATACAAGAAGAAATAACCAGTACCTTCAGGATAATAGGTAGGCCAGAAATAGAGTCAAGTAAAATGCTGGAGATATCCAATGTATCTAAAAAATACTCTGGCGATTGGTATATCAAAAAGGTAAAGCACACTATTAATTCAGCTGGTTACTTTTGCGATGGTGAAGCTATTAAGAAAGGTGGAACCATTACAACAACTGTAGTTGTAAGTAGGACTAGTACTAAATCTATATATGCAAGCATAGTACAAGCTGCTAAAGCTAAAGTACAAAGGGATAATGCTGGGTTCAATATTGAAAAAGAAGTTGAAGCACGTATAGAAGAAGCTAAGGTGGCAGAAAGAAAAAGGGGCATATCTAACAATAGCGAATCTTCATACCAAGCTTTAGTAACACCTACAAGCTCTGGTGATATCAAGATAAGTGTAGTAAGGGCAAGCGAAGACGCCGTCAATATTAATAATACTCGTACCGAACAGAAGAACCAATTAAAGAAATAATATGTATGATTGAACTTATAGTAAACAAAGGCTTAGAAGCACTTGGAAGGTATTACTCAAGCTACCGGGGCATTGTAATTGACAATGTAGACCCAAAAAACCGGGGCAGATTAGTACTAACCATACCTTCAATATCTGGTAGTGCTATATGGGCAGAACCTAAGGGTTTAGATGGTGCTTTACAAACTGGTTTCAAGTGGCTGACTCCTAAAAAAGGTCAGATAGTATGGGTAGAATTCCAGAATGGTGACTTCAGGTATCCACTATGGTCTTATCATGGTTGGGCCTTGAATGAAATGCCAGATGAATTGAAAGACCCAGATTCATTGGGCTTTGTAACACGTAAAGGCCATAAGTTTATTATAGATGACCTTGAAGGTACACTAAACCTAACCATCACGGACCCAGATAATGAAGAGAAGCCAGTAACAACACTGATGATAAACAAGAACATTATATCTTTAGTAACCTCCGATGGTGATAAGGATATAACAACTATATCCCTATCAGAAGGTAAGGTAGACCTTGAAACCACTGATGAAATAAGCATCAAGGGTAAGGCTATAAACTTAATGGGTGCTAAAGAGGGCTTACCATTGGTCAGTGAGCTGGTAAAAAAGTTGAATGCTTTAGAAAAAGAACTAAACACCCTAAAAGAGGCAACTAAATTGGCCGCACCCGGAGTAGTGGCATTAGTACCAACTTATGCACCTGTTCAAACATGGTCTTTGACAAAGACTTTGGGCTTAACAGTAAAAAACGATATAGAGAATAAGGAGATTAAACAATGAGCATATACACTGGCATACTTGGTAAGGGTCCCACTTTCCCTATAGACCTCAAAGAAGTAAATGGCAATAAAACCTGGGGTACTATTGATGGAGAGATGGAATTATTACAACAAGACATAGTATCATTAATGGCCCATTCATTGGGTATAAGGGTAAGGCAAGAAGAACTTGGGCATAGGCTGGAAGAACTTTTAGAAGAACCTAATAATACCGTGCTGGTCCACCTAGCAAAAAGCTTCTGTATAGAATATATAAACAGAGCTGAATTTAGAATTAAGCCTCTAGAAGAAAAAGATATAAAAGTGTTGGTATCTCCAACCACAATATCCATAACTATACATGTTAAGCTACTTGGCTTAGCTGCTGAAACTGATGTACAATTTGATATAAATAGATAATATGGCTATAAATAATCCCTGGTTAAATCCATTGCAAAGGTCTTTTCAAGACATTAAAAGTAAGTTGATAGAGAGTATGAAACTTAAATTACCCGAGGTAACTGATTACAGTGAGGGTAATATATTCATTATACTTATATCATTGTTTGCAGCTATGGCTGAAGTACTCCACTACTATATTGACAATATGGCCAGGGAGACCTTCTTCGTAACCGCAAGAAAATACTCTTCTTTAATAAAACATGCTAAGCTGGTAGACTATCATATAAAGTGTGCCAACCCGGCTTCTGTTGATATACTCTTATACTTAAACACTGGTGATGTAGTACCAATAGATATCCATATTCAACCGGGAACTATCTTCACCTCTCAGGGCGGCATTAATTACCAAATCACAAAGCCATATATATGGTATGCTGGTACACATGCTATATCAGTATCTGCCACACAGATAGAGTATTTATATGATGTTTCATTCGGCACAGTAGAAACCTCCGATGACATTGTGGTAACGCTTGGTGATTTAGGTACTGGTAATTTTTATAGTGAAGGAACTATGGTTTTAGAAGTGAATGATTCTGGTGTACCACAGATATGGCAACTAGTAGAAACATTTGCCTTCAGTAACCCCACCAGTACTCATTACAAGGTAGAGTTAGACTCTGAACAAAACCCAGTGATTATATTTGGTAATGGGCTTATGGGTAAGAAACCCAGTATAGGTAGTGTACTGACCGGAAGCTTCGGCATCACTAAAGGGGAGGCTGGTAATACAACAAGTTCTACATTAGTATCTGTACCAACTGCCATAGCTTCACAAACCCCTAATATAGTATGTGTAAACAGAAACAGTGCATCAGGTGGAAGTAATTATGAAGACTTCAACATGCTAAAAGAACATGTGCCACTATCAATTAAGACATTAGATGTAGCCATAACACCTGAGGACTTTGCAAGTATAACCAAACTGATGCCAGGAGTAGATAAGGCTTATGTAGATTATGAATGTGGTAAAGTTATAGATATGTACATTACACCCGATGGTGGTGGCATTGCTTCACAGGCTTTAATAGACCAGGTAAGGTTAGGTCTACTAGCTAAGAAGGTATTGGGTACTGCTATAAACGTATACCCAGCAAAAGAAACTCTTATATACCTTACAGCTACTGTAACTGGTAAACCCTCATTCAAAAGCCAGGATATACAGAAACAAGTGGTTGAAGCAATGATGAGTAACTACGATTATAATAACAGTGATATTGCTAAGCCCATAAGGGTATCAGAAGTATATGCATTATTGAAAAAGCTATCAATGGTAGATTATCTAACCATAGAGAACCTATACTTAAAACCCTCGGCAATAGCTTATTCAAATGCTGTTGAGTTATACTTCGACCTAACTATAACTACCATACAAAGTAATATAACCTACCTACTAAGGTTCAATGAAGCTCAGTCAAAATTTGATATATTGAACCTGTCTGGTACTACAACTGGTGTATCATTACCTTACAATGGTGTTGATACGGTTTGGCAAAATATTACCCTGAATGGTAATGATTGGAATATAAGAATACAGCCCAGTGATGGAGGCAATTACTTAAATGGGAATATATGGAGACTTAGTTTACTAAAGAATAACGTAGACCAGGTATCACCAGAGCAAGCCATCCCATTATTCAAATCATCCAGTCAATGTAACCTAACTATAATAGAGAAGGTATGATAGATTTCAGGAACCTTATAAATCAGTTACCCTATTATTTTAAAGAAAGGGATAGCTATAAAAATGAAAGTGGCCAAGGCCTATTAGAAAGGTTTCTTCAGGTACCTGGTGAATACCTAAAAGATGACATATCCATAAAGGTTGATGGTATAGTAGATGAGTTACTGGATTTAGATACAATGGACCCAAAGCTAATAAACTTCATTTGGGAGTTTATGGGTTCTGTACCTTACTCGTATGGTGCCTTACTAAATAACAATTTAGACCTTTATGGCAATAACTCATGGAAGGAAATAACCAATGATAATAAGCCACGTGCTAGATATAGGGACTTATTAAAACACGTAATATCCCTATATAAGATACGCGGCTCTCTAGCTTTTTACCCAGCGCTATTAAACTTCTATGGTTTTGAAGCAACAGTAAGGGACCCAACTGGAGATTTAGTAGTACCCAACTCTAACATATCAACTGGTACATATATACCCGAATATGATGTTGGTTTAGTATACGATGCTGGTATACAATATGATATATCTAACATAAGTCAATTATGTATCGTTGTACAACTAGATATAGGAGTCGACTTACCATACAATGAAATAACCACTGAGTTTAAATCTCGAGTATATATGCTCTTGAATAAATATAGGCCAGTAAACATAGCATTCTTCAATGCGACTAATGTAAAAATACATCCTTTAGGTGTACCCACTAGCTTTACTTACATATTCCCATTCCAACTTTCATAAAATAATATAACATGACACAAAAAAGATACAGAGATTGGAGGTCAGTAGTTAGTTCTAAAGACTCCATGGAACCAAATGCAATAGTAGTAGGCATAGGGCCTCAAATTGGTTTCGACCAAGTGGTCAGTGTGGCTTCAAGCGAAGATAGCATTGACATTACCCTTAATAACTCTGGTAACAATAACCAGAGGGACACTTCTTATATAACAGACAAAACAAATACCATAATTCCTAACTCTGGTGCAGTAGTAACACCAGACGGTATATTGACCACCTTTCAGGGTGATATTAATATACCAAATGTGAACATTGTGGGTGCTTCTGAGTTCACTACAGGTGGCAATACTTCTATAGAAGTTGTATTAGTGGCTACCCACCTATACGTGGAGGATTCAGGGTTGATATTAGAAACTTCTATAAGGGCTATTGTAAACCGAGAGCTCACTTCTATACTACGGGCCATAACACCAAGCGATAGCTATAGTTATAAATCAATGTCTGATTGGTATAATCATCCAGCCATACTTGGTGACCTGGATAAAAGTTCTGAAGTTATTATTGGGCTGCTAGTAATAGACCTTACTGAAGAGGCTTATGATATGCATATCCCTTACCGATACCAGTGGCCTCAACCTAAGGTTATCCCCAATTATATGTGGAACAGCCTTTTAAACAAAGCCCTAACACTTGAAACCCAATTAGAGGACAACAAGAAACATAATGTTCAAAAGGGGATGGTACAGATGTGGGATGGTTCCCTATTGGCAGATATCCCAGTGGGTTATATATTCTGTGGTAAATTCTATATTGGTACTGGTAGCACCGATGATCAGATATACCAACATGGTTCTATAGTAACCTCATTAAGCGCATTGAATTTAATACTGACTACCAGGTACAATAACGTGTACGGCACTCAGTTTTCTATAACTAAAACTCAGGTAACCTCTAATTTATTTAAGTACTCAATAGATTTTACGGGTAATGTGGCTGGGGTTAATATACCAGATATGACCAGGTTATTTGTGGTAAATACTGGTACAGATTCTACCAATACCTATACACCAGGTCAAACTGGGGGTGCTAATAGTGTTAAACTTACTGCATCAGAGTCGGGTTTACCTGCTCATACTCATACAGTACCTATTGAAAGGAATGTGGCTGGGTCTGCCCTTACTGGTGTATCTGGTGATATAGATCATGCAGATAGTATGTATAACTTAGGTACTTCTGAGACGGGTGGTACACCAGCAGCAGTAGCCCATGAAAATAGGCCTCCATTCTATGCACTGGCCTTCCTTAAAAAGGTGATTTAATTTTTGATTGTTCCAGGTTATGTTGTTTTGTGGGTGGGGCAGGGTAGGAGCTATTTTAGTTCTTCCCCTGCCTTTTTTGTGTAGTAATCTATTTCTCGTCTAAGGCTGGAGATAAAGTTGGAGTTAGTTTTAGTACGTGGTAACTCAAAGAAATCTAATAGCATCATAATACTTATCTTGGAATTGTCAGTCTTCAGTTGTTCTCTTATAAAAGGTGGGGGGTCTAATTGAATATCAAATAATAAGAAAGCATCTGGGCTGAGGTTATTCTCCATATAGTTATATAACTTTTCTAATCTCTCATCCCTGGCCTCTTTTTCAAAATCAATATCAATCAACTCTTTATCTGCTTCAAATACCTCATCCAGGCTGGTTAGTGATTGGTAGTATTCGGATTGCTCATTATATGCTTTCTTTAATAACCTATTCTTATAAGTGTTAAGAGAGTTTATTAATGTTGCCTGTAAATGTTGCTCATCATACTCGCCCTGATACTTATTAAATACATATATAAACTTATCCCAGAAGTATGACTGTATAATATCCTGACTAACATTATATCTCCTATGGTCTACATTCTTAGCTAGCTTTCTTACCAAAGGTTTTAACTTCCTGTATAGTTTGTTGAAAAGATTAACGTCATAATTATCCATGGTTTTAAGCCTATGGATTTCACTACCATTACCTGTGCTCATATTGTTTTTGATTTAAAATAATATGCAAATATAATAACAATTTTATAAATAATATAAGCTTATAGTAAAAAACTTTGCCTCTAAGGTGAAAAAGTTTCTATTATAACTATAGATAACCATAAGAAAGTTAGCTGTAGTACACTGTTTCCTACCATACTACTAATAATGACTACTTATAGAAGCTAATTAAAAAATATGAAAAAAGTAAAAGAAAAGTTCTCATTCACTACCGATTTCCAGCTAGAAGTGCTAAGGTATATCATAAGAGACCCAGATGGGGTGTTAGCATTACCTCGTGTAAAACCTACCTACCTAACACTTATTGAGCACTCAGTTATAGCAGAGGGCTTAGCATTGTTCTTTAAAAAGAATAATCGGGTACCAGGTAAAGCAGTATTAAAAGAAACAATTTCAGGTCTGCTAACAAGTAAGAATTACCAAGACTTGGTTTTAAAAGAAGATATCGAGATAATAAATAGTACAATTGATAATCTGTATACACAACCATTAAAAGACGGTGATGTTATAAAAGAACAGATATATAAATTCTCTGCTTATGTAGAAATGAAAAACCTACATGAGACACTGGACCTGGAAAACTTTGGTCAGTATGAAGAGTACCATAACAAGGTAAGCCAAATAATACAAAAAGCTAACCCAAAGAAGAGTGATGAGCCACTATTCATGGTTGCCGATGTTGTAGACAGGCAATTCAGGAGACAGGC